GGGAATGATGGTGCCTGCTGCTCGGGCTCTAAAAGTCGGAGCGGCTGGAGTCGGAGCGCTAAGCAACATGGCTCGATTAGGCATTTCTGGAGCCGGGGCAAGTGCCGTTAGCGATGTCGCCACAGGAGCTCTCAGTGGACAAGGACCGGTCGAGTCGGTTCTTGATGTGAATGTACAAAGGGCTGGAATAGAAGGCGGCATGGAGGCTTTGTTTGGCGTTGCTGGTGAAGCAGCCCAACTTGCTATCCCCCGACTGAGGCAGTTGATCACCAGAGGAACGCCCATTGTAGATCGCCGTGGCAATCTAACTGCCGAGGCACGTCGAACGTTTGATGAGCTTGGCGTGAATTGGGAGCAGCAGACACAAGAATTTCGAGAGCGAGTCATTCAAGACGCCCTGGGTGGTCGGGTGTCTTCTCCACGAGAAGCATTGGCTCTCGCAGAAGCACAAACACTTCCTGGTCCAAACGTTCCCATGACTAGGGGCCAGGTCACCGGTAGTCGAGGCGAACAGATCCGAGAAGACCTCCTGTCGAAAGGTGTCTACGGTGAGCCAGTAGCGCGTCGAATGGTGGAGGCAGAAAGAGCCACGCAGGACGCCCTTGAAGAAAACCTGACAGCGGTACAGAAAGTTCTTGCTGGTAGTGGTCCGACCGTCAGGCGCAACGAGGGCGTTCAAGCAGTTCAACAATCTTTGGGACGTCAGCGTGTTGCTGCCAAACAAGGTGTCGATAGAGCGTATGACGCGGCAAGATCTCAAGGGCCAGCGTCCTATCCCAAACCAGCCATCGCAACAATGGCAGATACGATTGAGCGTCAATGGCGTCAGGATTTTGCGCCCGACATCTTGACAGGATCGGCGTCATCGATGGTCAAGCAGTTGCGCGATCTTGCTGAAAGAGTTGATGCAGGCGGCGTTGATGTGCGAGAGCTATTTGAGTGGCGACAAAGGGCGAGCAACTCAGCGGCCTTTGGTACGCCAGAAAGTAAAGCTCTGGGTAACGCGATTAAGACTTTCGACACACAGATGGACGATGCCCTGAGTCAGGCGTTGCTCCGTGGATCGGACGACGCCATCAGCGTATGGCGTGACGCAATCGGTAAGGCGAGGGGATTTAAGCAGCGTTGGGAATCGGCTGATCTGATCGACAACCTGACCCAGCCTCGGCGAGGGACATCATTAGATGCAATGGAATTTAAGGTTGCACCAGAAGATGCTGCCAACTACTTATTTGGCATATCGAACATGGGATTTGTCTCGAAGAGAAACCTGTCCCGCGACCTTCGGAAGATGAAAGAGTTATTGCCTGAGTCCGATTTCAACCAACTCAAGCAAGAGCTCTTTCTAAGAATGGTTGATACAAGCAGGCGAGTCCATCGAGGAGAAACCATCATAAGTGGTGTGAAGCTAAACAATGCCATGAGCGATCTCGCTGAACGGAATAGCGCGTTGCTAAATTCAGTCTTCACCGGGAGCGAGGTCGGTATGATCCGACAGTTGGGGAGAGTGGCAGATCGAGCGACCACCGTGCAGCGACAAACATCAAACACGGCTGTAGCGAACCAACGAATCTTGCAGGAACTCATCGGTAACGCCATTAGGACATTTAGCTTCGCCGGACCACAGATCGACAAGCTGTTGTTGTTGCTTCCAATAGGTATTCGGGAAGGGCGAGAACGTGGAGCGATGCTCGGTTTGGATAAGCGCATTGACTACACAGAATCTGCCCGAAGGATGGGACCTGAGTTACCCGCCGTGGGTGCCGCAACAACCCTGCCAATGCTTGAGGAAGAAGATGCCAGTCAATAAGGTCAGAGGTGGCTGGAAATGGGGCAAACGCGGCAAGGTCTATAAGGCGAAGAAATCTGCTGCAAAGCAGGGTCGAGCGATCCACGCCAACAAAAAGAAGTAGCACCCTTTCACTTCCATTGATACGGCATAACTGCGCCTAGGTTTTGTCCGTACCACATTTTGCGTCAGATGTATGCGGAATAACCCCCTGGGGGTTTTCCCGCATGATCAACTTTTTTCATGTGGTACCTGCAGTGGTACCTGCAAACCATTTCATCGGCCTACAGCCCAGTAACGACGGGCGGGTTCGACTCCCCTAGGGGACGCCAGACAGAGAATATGGAGCCTAGAGGCCGCATAAAACGGGGCTTGTAGGTTCCATAGACTTCTATATACTCCTCTTTATTCGTTCAAGTGGTACCTGCAATGGTACCTGCAAAATGAGAGGAAGATGGCTAAACAACTAAATACGAAGGAAGTTCGAGAACTAAATCGTCCTGGGAATTTTCGTGCCGATGCGGGGTTATACGTCAAAGTACAATTCGGCGGTTATCGAGAAGGGGCTCTTTATAAGAGTTGGCGTATGCGCCGACAGATTGACGGCAAGCGCAAGTGGATCACCCTGGGAATGTTTCCAGAGATGTCTCTGCAAGAAGCTCGATCAAAAGTGCGCGAGTTGTCGGACGCAGTAGAGAAGACCCAACGCACACCGACCGAGGTCATGATCGAGCAGCGTGCCGAAAGAAAGGCAAAGATCGAAGCGTCCAACGTCCGAGTCGAGAGCACGTTCAAGCATGTGGCAAACGTGTTTTTAGACAAGGTGAAACGACCGTCGTGGAAGAAGACGACGAAGACCGAAAAAGAATGGGTCTCTCGTTTCGAGCGTCTCATCTTCCCGGTGATCGGTCACAAGATCATCAGTCAAATCACCACGGACGATATTCTGGAGATCATCGAACCGCTCTGGATGACATCACACGAGACTGCTGATCGGTGCCGATCTCAGATTTCCAATGTCATCGACTTTGCCATCGCAAAGAAGATTTCGGACAAGGCCAATCCGGCTGGAACCAAAATCCTCAAGTACGTGTTGCCGGAGTGGACTGGAAAAGTTGAGCATTTGGCCGCTCTTCCATTCGACCGTTTGCCGAACTTCTGGGCCGATCTCTGCGAGGCTCAAAAGAAGGCCGAGAAAATGGGTCAGGCAACGACCAGCCATGATGCGCTCAAGTTGGTCGTGTTGACAGGCTGTCGCTCTCTCGACGTGCGAGCCGCTGAATGGGATCACATGGATCTTGATGGATCGCTATGGAATGCGACCATCAATAAGGCGACGACCAACCTGTCAATCGGCAAGCACAAGGTGCCGCTACCGGACCAGGCTAAGGACATCCTCACTCGTCGGATTCAAGAAGCGCCGGTCAATGAGTACGTTTTCCCGAGTGGCAACGGCAGCAAGATTCGTCACGTCAGCGAAGCCGCTATCAGAAAGCAGCTAGGGGCTCTTGGCTACACCGATGAGATCGGTCGTCCGATCACCATTCATGGTTTCAGAAGTTGCTTCATGGATTGGGTCAGGGTGCACAACGTTGAGACAACGGAGACCGCTGACCAGCAGCTGGCTCACGTTCAAACGAATGAGGTCTTGGCCGCTTACGCTCGCTCAGACCTCGTTTCTCGACGCGCCAAGCTGATGCAGAAGTACGCGGATTACGCGGAGGGCAAATTCACACCGGCTGCTGTTGCAGCCTAGCGTCGGCGATCCTGTCCTCCATCCACGTCTCGACCTCGCTCTGCAGAAACGCCCTTCGACGCGGCGAAAGCGAGATCGGGGCAGGGAAGTCTCCAGCCTCAATCAATCTTCGAATCGTGGTCTCTCTCAGGGATGTCATCTGAATGACACCCTGATAGCTGAGAAACTTTTTCTCTTCACTCATTTTCCAATCCTTCCGGGTTGCCCCAGCGTCCTGACACCTGGTGCGGTATTCGCACCACTGGCCCCCAGCCATGCAGGAAGGCCTTCATCTTGATCCACGATTCGCTGACTGCAATACCACCAGGTGCGTGGAATCTTCTCAGGTCGCGACCGTCTTGAACGAACTCGAACGGCTTGGCAAGCACGTTATATCTATTCATGAATTCAACCCATCAACGCGCCGATTCGGTTTGAAGAGCCACGCCCTTTCCTGTGGCGTCCCGAAGTGGTGAATCGCTTTGACAACTCTCCTGACCATGCCCTGAGAACCAATAGGGTCGCCAGCTGCATTCGGCTGCAGATTCCGAATCTCACGGATCGACTTGCCGTCACGGAATAGATCGAGGGATTGCGAATAGATCACCACGTACCCAGGCCCACGGAATTTGCTCGCCAGCTTCGACCTCTCTGGTCCGACCAGATAGGCGTGGCACAACGAACTGAACAGGCCGTTCTTCAAATCCTCGTAGGTAAGTGGGTCGTGTGCAGGCATTCGGAAGTGTGCTTTAGGACTCGAGTCTGGAATCGCGGGTCCATCCGGTAACGAATAATGCATCTCACCATCGATCCAGCAGCTGATAACGAAAAGCTTCTGCTCGGCTTCCTTCAAGGCGTCTCGAAAGTGGTGTTTGGCATGAGCTTCGGCTCTGAATTTTTTGGCGTTCTTCGGGCCGTCAGCTAATTCCTTTTTGAAGTAATCCATAGCCGCCTCAACCGCCGCCGGTTTCTTCTTACGAGCGTTCAGCTTGCCCTGGTGATGTGCCTTTGGTTTCTCGGCACCATTCACCTTGGTCTTTTGGGCCTGTGGCAAGACCCATTCCCAACCGCCTTCGAAGCTAGATTTGATTGCTGTAACACCGAGTTCGTTCTTGGCACGACGTAAAGTCGCCGCCGAAATATCTTCATTGGCAGCAGCTTCGGTAATCTCGATTTGCGGGACGGGCCCATCCTGTAAAGATTCTTTGAGAAAGTCCTTAGCAATCTGTCGTTGACCCCGGACGTAATCGTCGATGGGTGCGAGTGCTTCGTCAGCATTCACCTTGGGGAGCTCGGGCTGGGTCGGTACTTCTGGGGTGACCCCGATGAGCTTTTTGAAATGCTCATCGTGTTGAGTTTTCAGTTCAGACAACTCAGCCTTCATTTCAACGATCAAGTAATGGAGCTCCTCAAGATCTGCGACGTAGGCTAGAACGGTAGGTTCTTGGGTGATGTTCATGTTGTCCTCTCATCCATTGAAAAATTATGTCTATTCCCATCAGGGCGAAAAACACCGCCGCGACCAGGCCGAAGTGGTCGTAGACCACGGCGGCCAGACCGAAGGCTAGGTACTTCATTCAACGCGCCAAATACGCGCTGACTTCGCCAGCTGGTGTGTCTCGAACTTCCAGTTCGGTTGTCGTTTCTTGACGAAATAGTTGGCAGCAGCCGCCAAACGCACTTGCGTTTTCTTCGGGTCACCAGCCACTCGAAAACTGTCTTCCACTTCCATGTCGGCAAATGGATAGATCAGGCGCTTGGCGCGACCATTGCCGTTAGGCAACGGGATCTTCTTCTCGATCCGAATCATCTTTATTAATCTCCGTTTGAAACGTGCCGTTAGTCTCCTGACGGATCTCTGCGAGCACGTTGGTTGCATCAAAGTTCCATTCATTCCTCGAAAGAAATGCAATCTCGGAACTCATCAATTCACCCTTACCAACTTCATCGGCAGGGGCGTTTCGAAATCGGGTGTCGTCTTTTTCATAGATCGCGTTGTCCTCATCGATGAGGGTCGCGTTGATTAAATCGGGCATCCATTGATGTGAAAAACAACCCGCCTCCTGGTCACGCTGACTCAAGAGTTTTTTGAATTTGGTGCAGCCCCACTGACCGCGCATCTCAGGATCATCGAGACGCGGCTTCGAGTGGCGGCAGTTGCGACAGTTGGGATCGCTGGGCGTGTACTCACCGAGGTAAATGCCGCGTTGATCCCGACTCATGTAGTTCCTCACCTGATAGCTGCCTGAACTGAACGCGGCATCGGGAGGCGCCGGTAGACTCAGCAGCCATCTGGCCTGCTCCTGGAGCTCTTCAAAGGCGTCAGGGTCAGGCGTGACTTCTTCTATATATAAGTCGGATGTATTTTTGTTGTAGACGGTGACGAGCGCAGAGTCACAGTCGATGCCCGATTCTTTCAGTGCGCCCATATAAAACTGCACCTGAGCTCCGTAGGTCGGACTCCACAAGCTGTAGCCCAGGTCGGTGTCAGCCCCATAGATGGCCGACAGAATTCCAGTCTTGGCGAGCGCATTGAATCGGCGTGAGTTGGCGCTCTTGCACTCCCATAGATGTCGTGAAAATTGGGTGTCGAGCAGGCCGTCAATGTGCCAGCCCAAGTGACCACCAAAGTAGGTGCCGCCGATCTGGTCGGGGCCGTCTTTGGTTTTTAAGGTGTACTGCTTAAAGGTGCGAAGAAAGTCGGCAACGTCATCCTCGATGCTGTTACCGAGATCGAACACCCGAAAGAGTTTCGCGTCTTGAAGGCGAGGGTAGATCCACCGCCACTTCATATACGCCTCTCTCGGACATTCCTCGCCGATGGAAGAGCCGCCCATGTAACTGCGTCTGGACATTGGACGCCCGTGGGCGGCGTCCATTGTCCGACAGATCTCCTCGGCAATACTCAATCGTCCATCCAGTTGGATTCAGAGTTTGTGTCGTCCTCCTCCTCTCGGTCTGGATTCACCGCGTCTTTGATGACGGTCGCCTCATCACTGAGAAAGTAACGAACGCGGTTCTTGGCAGGGTTGTTGCCCTTTGCCGCCAAGACAAACGTCTGCACACGTCCCGATCTGCCCTCGAACTGAGACACAAAGTCCTCGTCGATCTCAGTGTCGGGTGTGTGTGAAACGCCAAACGACTCGCAGGCTTTGCGCAAGACAAAGCCCTTCGTCGATTTTTTTACGCCCTTTTCGAGAATACCGATCCAACTGAGGATCTCGGCACCCTTCTTGGCGTCCTCCATGATGAGACCAATCGTTAGATTGTCATCATCAGGTTGAAGGAACACCGTGCGAACGACCGTGACCTTGTGCTCACCCTCACTAAGGATGATCGAGGCATTGTCGTTTAACTCTGGCGGGGTGTCTTGATCTTCCAAATCTGCAAAACTAAGCGGCATCCGTTTTCTCCTTAAAGGCTTGTTGGTAGGCTTCCTTAAACGCACTGAAATCGAGCGGTAGTTCAGGCTCTCCGTCAGCATTCAGGATCGGGCGGCGAGACTTCGCCTCAAATCCCGTTGAGCCAGTGGTGTGCAGCACACGGCTGTTATCACCTACGGCGCGTGTACGTTTCTTGAATCCTTCGCCCTTCGACGCAGTGCGCCTGACGAAGTTTGCGAACAGCAGAAAGTCACACCACTCTTTGGCACGAGAAGCTGCTTTTTTATGCAGCTTCAACTCATAGCAGCCATAGTCTTCGAGGAGTGGATCTTGTCGTGTCACCACATGCGTGTGACAGATCAGACAAACTCCGATCCCCTTGGCAACGACCTGGTCGAGTTGCGCCAACGTGTGATTGAGTTGCTTGAGGCTGTGATTGTAGCCACGGCCATAGCCGATGTCGGAGACCTCTTCGATCCCGCGCTCTTTCTTCGAAAACTCCTGCACGACCGATGTGTGGATTAAGGTCTCCAACCAATCGAGCGAATCGACCACCAGGGTTTTATAGTCATGTTTCTCTTCACAGAGAGCGATCACCGTGTCGAGGAACTCGGCATACGTTTCCGTATAGGTGCGTTCTACATCGAGGTGGTGAGTGCCGTTTTCCAAGTCAATGAAAAGCGGCTTGGGCATAGCTGCTGCCCACGTTGATTTACCGACGCCGTTGGTGCCCGAGAGAATAATTCTCCACGGGCGTTCTTGACGTCCTTTCGTTACGTTCAATAGTTAGTCCTCTCATTTTAGAAAGACCTAGTCGCCCCAGGTCTCTCTTTGGTTTTGTCGAATCGGAAGCACGATGGGAAATTCACACCTAGGGCGCGTTAAGTTTCTCAGCCAGTTTCTGATTCTCCGTTTTAAGTTTTTCAACTTGTTGGTGCTCATTTTTAAGCACCGGAGAGGATGTTCCCTTTACGTGTTAGATGTCAACCTTTAAGTAACACTAACGCGTTGTCTGGGAGAAGATCGAGGCGTGAACAAAATTCTTCTTTTCTTTTGCCCACGCAATTAGGTCGGGACTATCCGTCACTCGATCAATCAAAACTTCGTTTTCGAATTGAAGAACCACCAGGGCGACAGTGTCTCGCTGAACAATCGCCCAGCCGTACGTCGCTAGAACGAGATCTAAAACGGAGAGCCAATCGGGCAGAGTATTGGTCGCAAAATTGAGTTTCGGGACAGCAAAGACTTTGGCCTCATCGGTCAGAAATATCCGAGTCCCTAAAGGCATCACGTAGTCCGGTTCTCTGTCGAGAGCTAAGAATCGATTGCCTAGGTGGTTTAGAAAGTTCTCCGCGTTGCGCTTCTGTAGTGCCTTCATGTCTCATCCCCAAATCAAACTTCGATCAAATGGCGGGACAATCCGGCGAAGTACCAACTACTTACTACTGTATACCCATACAGGACGGCCCATCAACTCATGTGACGAATTTCAAGCCAGGATTTTTTCATCGAATCGAAAAAAGCCGCGCAATCATAGGAAGGGGAGTCGTTAGCTCACGATCCGCAACTCGGGTTTGCTGAGACTCGGAAGGCCGAGCCTCGGGTGCCCACGTTTCCCTAAATCGATGTTAAGAATTCGTCGATCAGATTGTCGATGATGGCAAGTTGATCCTTTGAGAGCATCCCAAGACGTGCGGCACGCTCTTTGTCTTTGCCGACTTCTTTTTTCTCGAAGCCCCAAGCAAGCCATGAGGGGTCGCAATTAAAAAAGACAGCGGCTTTGGTGACGTGTTCTCTAGTCGGGTTGGCTTCGTCCTTCTCCCATCTCATGATGGTGTTGGCCGAGACCCCAAGTTCCGTTCCAAGTTGTCGCAGCGAAAGCTGACGTGCAGAGCGCAACGCCGACAATCGCGTGCCGAGTGTGTTGTTCATGTTGGTTGTTTCCGTTCATCCCGTCCCGAACATAGCGTTGCAGTTGACACTGTTGCAAGCGTGACCCAGAATCCGATTCTGTGTCGACCGTCATCTGTAGATTCACAACTACGTCGATACAAATAATCTAGGGATCGCTTTTTGGGTCTAAAACTTCTCTCCAGCCCTGAAAATCTGCACGACGCTCTCGTGGAGCTAATCGAAGAACACGATGTCTCCGTTATTCCTTGCAAAAATCTTCCTGGAAACATCGACAACAAGAAACCGTATTTAGAGCAGTGGCGTCCATTTCAAGAACGAAGACCCACTATTCAAGAGTTTGAGAGGTGGTTCGAACAATTTCCCAATTGCCTTTGGGGAGCCGTAACAGGAAGTCCGTTTGGTGTGGTCGACGTCGACTACTACAAAGATCCAGGCATCCTGAAGTGGGCAACCGACAACCTGGAGTACACGCCGTTGAAGGCCAGAACCCCTCAAGGCGGTCAACACTGGATCTATAGCCGAATAGCAAAAGAAGCCCGCAACGGGACATATGGCGGCATCGACATTCGTAACTTCGGCGGCTACGTCATCTGCGCTGGCCCCGGTTACGAGTGGATATGGGAGTCCGACTCCGACTTTCATACGTTCCGTGAGTTGCCGGAGTTGAGCTCCGAGCAACTCTCACGCATCAAGAATCGAAACAACGTAACGCCGATCCGAGCCAACATCAAAAATTGGCATGAGGAAGTGCGGGATTGGGTGTGGGCTTGCCTCGGGGACGGCTGGGAGGACTACGAGATCGAAATCAAGTGCAGCCGCCATACCGAAGAAGGCTGGACCGATGAACAAACACGGCGAGACGTGCGGAAGATGATGCAGGGAAGCCGTGCTGAGAAGCAACGACGAAAGGGTGCTGCGAGACGACAGGAACGTGCCAAAAAACGCTCGGAAGTGATCGAAGAACAACGTCAGGGGTTGGTCGCTAATCCGTTCGACCTCGGTGACGTGCTGCAAATTCCGAAACGTGAATTTGTGTATGGCAACCACCTTATACGCAAGTTCATTTCCGTGACGACGGCACCAGGCGGCATCGGCAAGACGGCGCTCACCCTGGTGGAGGCCATTGCGATGGCAAGCGGCAAACCGCTGCTCGGGGTCGAGGTCGGTGAGCCGCAACGAGTGTGGGTGTGGAATCTGGAAGATCCGTTCGAGGAAATCTGGCGGCGCATCGCCGGGATCTGTCAGCGCTACTCGCTGACGCAAGACGATCTCGCTGGGCGGCTTTTTGTGAACAGCGGGCGCGACCAGGCGCTGGTGATCGCCGTGCAAACGAAAGACGGCGTGCAGTTCACGCCACATGCGATGGACCTGACGACTGAAATCGTCAGGCATGGAATTGATGCGGTCATCGTCGACCCGTTTGTGAGCAGCCACAGACTCCCTGAAAACGACAACGATGCAATGGACGCACTGGCGAAAATGTGGGCGCAGATAGCCAACGACGGCAACTGTGCGATCGACCTGGTGCATCACACCCGGAAGGCGTCTGGCAGCGGGGTGCAAACGACTGAAGATGCACGCGGTGCATCCTCAGTCATGAATGCGGCTCGACACGGACGCTTACTCAAGAAGATGACGGGCGATGAGGCCAGGAACGCTGGCATCGAAGGCGATGAGGCTTGGCGGTACTCGAAGGAGGGGAACTCCAAAGAGAATCTGACGCCGCCGTCGTCAGTGGCGACCTGGTACAAGCTGGAAAGCGAAACCATCCCGAACGGCGACAACATCGGCGTGCAAACCCCGTGGGCTTGGCCCGACCCCTTCGAGGGGCTCAGCACGGTGCATCTCAGGCTAGTCCAGACGGCGGTAGCGTCTGGTGAGTGGCGGGAGAGTCCTAAGTCAAAGGATTGGGTCGGGGTTGCCGTGGCGAATGCCCTGGACATCGACATCGAGGATGACGGCGAACGCGCCAAGATCCGAATGCTCCTGAAGACCTGGATTAAGAACGGAATGTTGGCGGTCGTTGAGGGTCTTGATGACAACAGAAACCCACGGAAATTCGTTCGCGTTAAGCAGTGGGCGGGCGACCTTTGAGAGTTGCATCGATAAAAAAAATCTATCGATGCATTACCGATGCAAAAGGCACCGGCAGAGAAAGTGCATCGGTCCTAAATACCTTTAGGACCGAATGTATCTATCGATGCAGCATCGATAAGCACCGGTGCACCGATGCACTACCGATGCAATGAGTAAAAAGAGTCGGACAAAAGGACAGGCTGGTGAGCGTGAGTTCAGAGATTTTATCGTCGAAAGGATTCCTGAATTGTCTGGTGTTCATCGCAATTACGATCAGTCTGCTCTCGGTGGTGCTGACCTGGTCGGACTACCTGGTATCGCTGTGGAAATTAAACGATATGCAAAGGGTAACGTGTACCGAATGGATTGGTGGACCCAGGCTTGTCGCTCTGCCAAACAATGTGACCTCGTACCCACGCTTGCCTATCGGTTTGACCGAACACCTTGGACGTGTGTCGTACCCCTCGAATGGATGGCTGGCGATCCAGTCGAACATGCACTCGAACGTATCGCTCTCATGCCTGCCGAGAACTGGATCGAAGAAGTACGGAAAAGGGTGAATCTTTGAGTGAGGATGTGCTGCGATTCTGTGATCTGTGCAAGCAAGAGCTACCGCTTACCGCTTTCACTAAGGCTGGCCCACGGTATCGCCGTGTGTGTCGCGCTTGTCTTGCGGGTGATCAGTCAAGGCGTCGTATCAAAACGCCAGAGAGCTACCTCGGACGAACCTACGAGAACCTGCGACGAATCCGAATCAGAGAGGGGGTCGTCTGGGACTTAACGCCAGAGAGCATCTACGAACTGTGGTCGAGTCAGCAGGGGCGATGTGCCTTGTCTGGAATTCAGATGACCTATGAGGCCGATTCTGGCCCTGAAGGTCGGTTCAACGTGACCATCGACCGTATCGATCCAGAAGGTGCGTACACCCTTAAGAACGTGCGTCTGGTCGCTAAGAGAGTGAACTTTATGAAGGGGAAGAGCAGTGACAGTGAGCTCTGGTGGACGATCAGAACGATGCTGCGATACCACGAGGAACGTCAATGAGTGATTCTCAGTTGACCGTTCTCTCGTTGGGTGCGGGCGTGCAGTCTTCAACGATGGCGTTGATGGCAGCACATGGTGAGATTACACCCATGCCTGACTGTGCAATTTTTGCTGATACTCAGGCGGAGCCTACCCGTGTCTACGAATGGTTGAGTTGGTTGGAAACGCAGTTGCCTTTCCCTGTGCACAAGGTAACCAAAGGTTCTTTACGTGAGTCCATCTTGGAATCCACGACCGCAAACGAAGATGGTTCTTTTGTAGGACGCTTCGCTGGGTCTCCCTT